GGCCCAGAGGATTGCTCTGCCCTGCTTGTCGCCGTTTCTTCTGCTCAGACGTAATTGCATCTGCAGATGCAGAGGCAGCCCCTGCGGGGTCAATCTCAGCAATATTATCTGCGGCGCTATTAGCCTCTAAGGCAGCCTGTTGTTTAGCTGCGTTGGCCTGCTGCTCTGCCAAGCGCTGCTGCGCCTCTAATCCTGCGTTGTCAGTAAGGCCTAGCATATCCGTGGCCTTGCCTAACAGTTTACCTAAACCACCACTCATTCTGACCTCACTAAATGATAAGTTGTTTTGTACGTGTTACCAGACGTGTTCCGGCTAATGGCGATACGCCCAGCGCGCATGCACTTGGCTATTGCGTGCAGGCCCTGCATAATCACAGACACTGCCGCGCCGTTGTCCGGTTTCAATACGAAGAAGTCTGTATACAGCACAGGCTCTACGTAATGACAGTCCTCTACAGCCTCTGGGTAGTAGCTGACAGCACCGACTAAGTCGCCTTGGGAGTCATAGACTCCTAGTATATACTGTTTACCCAGTATGCTTCCCAGGACCCTCCAGTAGTGCTGCTCAGGAGCCAGGCCCCGACTAATGCCGTGGCCCAGTTCGTGCAGTTGCCTCACTGCGTCTGTAATATCGTCAGACTTATACAGAACCTTGAGAGTGTATTCGGAAGTTTTACTAGTGTGTTTTAACTTCATTCCTACTCCGGTAACATTAAATTTTAGTAGGGTATCCAAACCGGGATACCGGCCTTTCTGCATAGCTCAACCATACCCGTGGTACCTCTTCCCCCAGGAAATGCGACACAGTATTCCGGAAAGGTTAGGGATATCATGGCGGCGTTCCTGCGCATACCCGCAGATTTACCCTGCGCATCCCACAGAGCAGGCATACGCAGAACAAATACACCAGATTCCAGGGCCCACCTATCTGCCAGTGCATCCGCCCCTCTGGCGTTTCCGTGTATCACTACAGCTGGCTTGTTTGGCAGCATATCCATTGCGGTTTTTAGTGCTAGGTAGTCTGCGTAATCGCGCCCACCAGTTACCAGTACTCGCATACGATGTCCTCAGCAGAAGAAGAAAGGAGATTCTAGCACTTGCCGGATGTCCAGGGTACCTACCTCAGGCATATCCAAATCCGTCAAGTCCGCCCCAGCTGTTGCCGCAGCGCGAGTAATATACCCAAGCAGGTCGTGCTCTTCGTAGAGGCGCACAAACTGTTCGCGGATGTGTCGGTGCATAGCATCGACGTCGGCTGCATGCGTAGCCAGGGAGTCGTGAATAGGCACAATGTCCAATCCCTCCGCGGCGCAGAGCACCATCATCAAGTGCGTACTATCCAGGCTATGCACAAAGTTCGGGGCAATCCCAGAGGCTGCCTTACGCTTGTTGCAGGTCTTGAAATCCCGGTTATGCACTCGCATGATAGTGAGGTTCATGCAGTCAATACGCACGCGCACTTCTTCGCGCTGCGTGTAGCGGTTCATTACGAGCCCACCCAGCGGCGTATACCACTGCAGGTGCTGGCTTGCTGGTACACGCCTAGCGAGGTTCTGCAAGTACGACATAACTGCCGCAGCAGCTGGGTTTGCCTCCTCGATAGCGGCGCGCATACGCGGAGCCAGGTAGCACGACAGATTCCATAGACTGTTAGTGTCGGTACCTTCATACCCCTCAGCGCAAGCGCCTTCAAAGATGTAGTCACTGCAGCTGCGCACCGTGGCGCTGTAGAAGTAGGTCATACTGGGGCGCTTGGTCATGCTGCGGGTGATTTCGTTCTCTCTCCAGTAAGTGCTCTGGATAACGAAATCCTCCTTGTCCAGGTCCAGTATCACCTTCTCGTCCGTACGGCGCTTCACATCCATATACAGGTCCGCTTTCTTGTCGTTACCCTCCCAGTACAGGTTCGTCAGACGACCGCCCACAGGGTCCCTCAGTAGCGCTGAGAGGTGCTGCCCACCTGAGTTTGTAGCGTCCATAGCAACTGGGATTCGGCTGATATATTCTTCTGGGCATCCAGAACGCACAGCATTAACCAGGTCGATAGCGGCCGCCAGAAAACACCAGGGACTGTCTGCCTCGGCAAAAGCAGGGCAATCAAACGGTGAAACCACAAGCTTTTCGAGCGCTGCAAAGTTCGCATCAACCCAAGCTGCGCGGTCTTCGAATAGGGTTTTGTCATAACCAAAGCATGTGGCGACGTGTACCTTGAGCCAGAATAGTCCCCGCTCACCCAGAGGTTTTCCTCTGCCAAACTCAAGAAGGGCTTTCTGCAAATCCGAACCTTGGGGGTGCAGCGAGGACTTGAAGTACAGGCGGTAGCGCCAGTCCACACAAGTTGGGAAGTACAGGGCTTTCTCATCTTTGAATTCCTCTGCCATTTCTAACGTAGTCAGAAGGCTGCGCAGTTGCGATACTCGCTTACGGTCGGCGCTATACCATAGAGACATACGCGTCTTCCACTCACCGAAGCGGTCAAGCTCTTCCTCGGTGTAATTCTCTTTCGGAACCCCGTCCAGATACCACTCCGGTTTCGGCTCCGGTACTGAGCGAGGCATACCTATCCCAACACCCAGGGCCCGTGCTTCTTGCACCAGTTCCAGTATGCGCTTATTAATACGGTACGGGGTTTCCTGTGCCTTATTAAGCGCCTTTTTGATGCCATCCGCGGATTTGAATGCTTCCGCTACTTCACGGAGACGAGCTCTGTCAATGTGTGAGTTATGGTAGGTGCCGCGATTGTCGATAGGTGTGAGGTACCCACCATCCCACAGAGTAGTGTGCTGCACCGGCGGTACCAGCATAGGTGGCTTCATGGTTACGGTATCAGCGGACTCTACCAGTTTCTGGAAGGCCTCCATAACGTCGTCAGCCGGATAGAGCATGCTCAGATTCCCGCTACAGTTCTTCCACTGGAACAGTCCCGTCTCAAACACTGCGGCACACAGCAGACGCCCTACGGAGATGTTCTGGGCATTGGTCCAAGGCTCGTGCCCATAGTGTACGTTCTCGGCACTTGCACGGAGCGTACGCAGGATGTGCGTAGGGGACTTCGTACGGCGCTCTGTGAGGTACTCATACACGCGGTCCATGTACGCCGGGGCTACGTTGCGTAACTGCAGAGCCAGTAGCTCTGACTGCACGTTTCTGCCCAGTGCGGACATTACTGCTTGTGCAGTCTGACGGCGACTGGCGGACTCGCCAGGGGCGACGCTGAACGCCTCAAACATTGTGCACAGGCTCAGGGTTGTCAGGACATCCAAGGGGATTAAGCGCAGGAACCGGCGGTACTTCCCACCTATGCCCGGGGCTTTGACATTTCGCATCTCATCGATGGCGGCAGCAGCCACCTCGTATGCCGAGGTGAGCATACGCTGTGTCATCGGCAGGTTCATAATCCCGCCGTTCTGCAATGCATCCGTAATCAGCTTACGTGCCCGCTCGATTCCGCGAATCTTATAGGTCTCTTCAAGCTCCAGCTGGCGTTTCACCAGTACTTCCTCTGGTACTACAACCGCATTCAGGGCGCTAATCATAGGCGCTTAGTCTCCTTGGTTATGTCCGGTACTTCTAACTACTGATTGCGACCTACCCAGAGATTGTACATCTCCAGGTAATCTTTAGCGGAGCTTTCGTCACCCCGCTCTACTGCTTTCTGCCACATCCCGTGGCACCATGCGCTAGGCGTCAATGCACTTACCTCGGTGTTGCTCGTACAGTTCTGAGTACTTATCGGACTTAGCAATGTCCTGCTCCAGCTTATCCTTGTTCCCGGCGCGCAGCCGATACTTGAGTCTATTTCCCAAGCAGTACCCATAGAACTGCTCTTGCGTCATACTGCGTGCAATCACCTCGATTGCCTCCAGGTCCGGGAAGAACTGGTAGTGCTTAGGTGAATTAACTGCGTCCGAAGCAGCTCCACTTGTCGAATAGAATAGCCGGAAGAATTCCGCGTTCCAGCTGGTTCTGCACTCATCTAAGGTTAGGAGCCCGTCTTCTACGTGCGTCACTAATCTGGGTGTGCTGGGGTCTACCTGCAGCTGCCCACAAACATCCGCCCAAACACCCCCTACGTGGCTATCTTTGCGCACAACCAAATCACCTACGTGGAATTTAGTGGGTTTAATCATTTAATAGTCTCCCGTGCTTTGCGTCGTGCCCGGGCCTTGCGGGCCTTGAGCTTCTGTGCCTGTGCTAACTCTTCCGGCGTCTTGTGCGTATAGTATAGCATATCCGTAGGTTCGCGGTCTAAGTAATCGGCGACCCTACGTAGAGATTCAGCAATAGCCCCAGAAGATTGCATGCTACCAACAATCCAGCGCCCAGCGGCAGATGCCACTTTGCCTTCCCCTCCATTGCACGAGCGATGAAGAGCACCCCGAATACGCCCAGTAATATGACAGTGGTCAACGACAACAGAATCACCAGTTACCCCCTTGATTGTGAAGTCCAAAGGTTTGCCACAAAGGAGGCATATACCTCCCTGGTCTTTGGCAAGCTTAATAGCCACGGAGCGAATCTGTGCCCGTGTAATCTTTCTTAGGGCCATAACTCAATCTCCCCCACTACATCCAGCATAGCATTGTCGTGAATGAGAGAATCCAAATGCTCAACCGTTCTTCGATGTGTTTTGGGTGCTCGTTCACGCAGCGCGTCCAGAACAGTTTCAAGTTCATCATGTTTCCCCTCGTAGTATAACTCAATCGCCCGCAGGCTCATTTCCTTTGCAGTCATCTTCGCCATAGTTAGCAAACTCTCCAAATTGAATGTCCGCAGCCCTCCGATAGGCTGCGTGAGCTGCTTCGGCGCTGCTGTAAGTACCCAAAGATTTACCCCTTAACCGGGCCTCGAAGTTTCCGGCGGCGGTCTTGCGTACACCTTTAGGCAGTTCTTTTCCAGCCCATCTCTTAGAGTTGGCTGAGTTTAATACGTGGTTAGCTTGTCTTAGGTTGCATATCCGGTTATCGTCTCGCCTGTTGTTTATATGGTCCAACGGGCCTTGGGGCTTATAGCCGTAGTACAGCTCCCATGCCACTAGGTGCGCCAGCTCATGTCGGCCGTTGATGCGTATTTGTACGTATCCATCCTTACGCATATGCCCCAACGGCCTTCCTGGAGGCCACCGATTGTTGGCACGTACCATACGGGTTATGTGACCCGTATCGGGGTCGTAGGCCAACCCTACGAGTCTGGATTCTCTTGTACCCATTTTATATGTGCCTCATGATACTGGTGTAGAGAGTGCACCCAATCCCTCAAGCTGGGGGAGACCAAGCACTCCATCAAGTACTTGTAAGCGCAATCGTCTCTGCTTCTCCTCAACCACAAACACTGCGCCTCTGCGAGTACGTCTTGGTTGTTTCGAGCATAAGCCGCTACAACGAATTCTGCGGCGTCCTGCTCTGAGGTAATAGGGTAGATAGCATCAAAGGCCGTTCTCTTCCCACAGAGCTTCCCATCAAGCAATGTGATGCCTTTGACGTTATCTGCGTCATCTCCTGCTAGCATTTGCCACCAGAAGAACTTAGTGCCATGCGCTCGTACCGGCATAGCCTGGGTATCATCCCACTTAATCCAGCCGAATGGGTTATCCAAGGCAGGCCACACGGTTCCGGTTGGGATATCGAACCGAGCCATAGGGCTGAGCCAAGAATCCTTGTCCTGCGACATCAGGATTCCCCGGTCCCCGAAGCTGTACGAATCCATTACAAAGAGGTCGTCGGCCTCAAAGTAGTCACTACTTACCACCTGTATGCCATGCTCAGAATACTGGCCCGGGTTCTCAATCAGGTGCCGCTTCAACGGTGCCTTGAGTGGCAGCTCCTGACGCTTATTGCGGTTCCCTTGGTACGGCTTAGCTGTGGGTAGGTGCCAGCGCAAGCACTTAGCACAGCCTGTAGGCGTTAGATACGCCACTGCTTCTGAGCAACCGACCAGGAACATGTCCTCAAGCAGCAGCTGATAGAAGCGGCGTATCGCGGTATCTAGCCGTTTCACTGTAGCAGCGGCTTTGTACACGCAAAAGTCCGCATCGTACAGCAGAATCTTCCCAGAGTTCTGCGGAGCCAACTGCGCCTCAAGCTGGGATAAGTCAACCCCGTTGATAATCATTAGACCCCCGTAACCTTCTTGGTCAGCTTACGCGCCCAGGATTCCCAGGCGGTCAGCGCCTTACTGTTCTCTAACTTCTCAAACACCCAGCACAGGATAGCTACCGGTACTAGCGGGGCCACTAGCATAAAATAAAATACTCTGGCAAAGGCATTTCGCATTATTTACCTCCCCCCCCCCCCCCCCCCCCAGTTCAGACAGCACCAGCAAGGTGCCTAGCATATCCCCAATTACTTCCGGGGTACGCAGGCTCTGGTCTACGTCGTAGATGCAGGAACCAATCTCCGCCAGGCCAACGCTGAGCGTGCCCACTACACGGATAAGCACCAGGTCATCACCACGTAACTTATCGGCATGTGCCGCCAGGTCGTTGTGCTCTTTGAAGGCTGTAGCAGCCGGGTCCAGGTCCATACCGTACAGGGCCGCCAGCTTTTCTAGGGCGGCATAAACGCTGTCCAGGCAGTTGATACGTACACCATACACCGCGGCATCGTGGACTGCATTACTCACTACAATAGCCAGATTCTTGTATGTGTCTAATACTTTATCCATTGCTTACACTCCCAGGAAGTTAGCTACTTCATCACGCTTAGCGCGCAGTTTATCGGCCTGCTCAGAATGCTTAGCTGCTTCATCCTTGCTGTGCTTGGAGGCTTCTACGCGCGCCTCGGATTGAGCGGCCAGGCGCACTGCGTCGTCTGCGAATTTAACTGGCAGCTGCTCGTTAAACTGCGCTTTGGCATCGGCGCGTTTAGCTTCTGCTGTGTAGGCTGCACTCAGTAGTTTGATGAGAATGTTGATGATGTTCATAGGCTTCCTCTAAGGCCCCATGCGGGGCCATATTAGTTTAGGTTAGGGTAGATTAGGCTTGAGGTGCAGCAGGCGCAGCGGGCGCTACAGGAGCCGCGGGAGCCACTGGAGCAGCTGGGGCTGCAGGTGCTTGCGGTGCAGCGGGAGCCGCCGGTGCAGAAGGAGCAGCAGGTGCCTGCATAGCTGCCGGGCTCGGAACCGAACCAGCGTTCAGCATAACATCCAGAGCACTACCCGGGAAGTCTACGGCCTTGTACATGTCTTCTTGAATCCAGTTCTTGCTCTTACCGTCGTCGAAGGTGCCTTCGATGTGTAGGCTATCCCAGGTCTCTTTGGTTGGGTTGTTCCACAGGAACAGCTTAATCTCGGAGGCATCCAGCGCTGGCATCTTGATAGGCTCGCCGGTGTTCGGGTCGAACTTCGGAATCGGGCGAATACCGGACAGGTCCACGATGTTAGACTTCTTGCCCGCAGCACTGGTGTGCTCATCAATCGGGAAGGTGAAGGCCTGCCCCAGACGCTGTGCTGCATGCTTAATGCTATTGTCGTAGTTGAGCTTGTCGAAGAACTTCTTGAAGCCTGCTCGCTCAAAGTTACTGATAGCCATCGGGTACGGGCGGATACGCTTCACTTCGCCGTTGGGGCCGAACACTACAATGCCGATACGTACGTTAGCCACTGCAGGCTTACCGGTAGGCTTACCACCCTTGGTCGGCAGGCGCTTACCAATTTCCACATACTCAGTGAAGTAACCATAGTATTCACCCTTCGGCAGCAGAACGTCCTCGTATGCCCCGCCCTGGGCGGTCTCCCGCATATCTACATCTTGGGTTTCGATTGCTGCGTCTACCAGAGCGTTCAGGGATGCCAGTACATTCGTAGTCATATAACTTATACCTCGTTAGAAAATTGTTTGTGATGCTGAGAGATAACTGCTTGTCGTGCTAAGTGGGCCTCTTCTGCGGTAGCGTAGAATCCTAGGTGGTGCTGTACCCCATCTGTTTGGATGTAGGCACGCCACTTACCGTTGCTTTTACGATAGGATACCCCACGATACCCCGACCGGGAATCCTTCCGTAAGCCTGCATTCTTCGCGTTTCCTGCTTTATTGGCCGCTCTTAAATTGACCCACCGATTATCTGTGCGGTTTCTGTTTACGTGGTCTATGACATTCGGCCAACGTCCACACATTAAGGCGAAGGCCAGTCGATGTGCAAAGTATTGCTTACCCTTCACACTTACCACCCTGTAACCATCCTTAATGTAACCCACAGCCTCGGGGCCGTCCGGCCTATACAATTTCCCCGATTCGGGGTCATACCGCAAATATTGCGGCAGAGAAGTAGCGTGCATATACCCTCTCGTTTATCCTAAGTAATATTTACGTGCAGATGCAGGGCTTAGCGTTTTGAAGCGACGGCGGCGGCAACGAACACCAGGATTATAGCCAGCGCAGCAGGGCCCCAGAACGGGAGCAGAACCCACAGCCAAGACCAGGCGATAACTCCGGTCAGTTTCAGAGTTACAAAGATAAGACCCAGTACAGAACAGATTCCCATTTTCATCATCACCTCTGTGTTATTTAGTACGACCAACCCAACGACCATCGTCGTCGAGCAGCATCGGAATTAACTGCGGGCAACCCTCGGTGATTACCATCACACCCAGGATTGGTTTCTTGCGGGTGAGTCTGCCGTAAGCAAAGGCCATGCTCTTACGGTCAATCAAACACCCCGCGTACGCACCAAAGTACAAAGCTGTTGAGCTAGCTGCATATTGCACCTCAAAGCGGCCATGTTCGTGGCCAAGTACAAGGCTGGTTCTTTCGTGGCTGGCATTGAGCATGAAATCGCCCGACACTTGATGCTGGAATCTAACCGGGCCAAGTGGGGTATTGAGTACCCATGCGTCAGCCCAAGACCACGCCGGGGCACCATGTTCAGGGAAAAGTATATCTCGGTACTTCTTGATGAATTGCACTGGTAGCCCGTGAGCTTTCGCCCTGCGGTAAACCAGACTGCCGTGATTGGAATCGCAAACCAGTAGGTTCGGGAATAGTTCATGCAGCTCCTCCAGTACTAGCTTGGCTTTCTCCAGCTCAACCCCGGCGCTATCCAGGTTAGGGTCAGAGTCGTGGAAGCTTATAGCGTGCCCGTCGGTTTCGTCACCCACCTGCACTACCATGTCCGGGCAGTACGCATCACGTACACTCTCAAGGAATGGCATGGCGTCTACGTGGATATACGGAGCGTGCAGGTCCCCGACAACCAGAATGCGGTGGCACATATCCGGCACTAGAGTATTCCCGATATCGTCCGTAGGGCTTGGTTGTATTAGCTTGCGCGCTTCCTGCAACCCACGGTTGGCGCTGACTTTACTACCGTTGTTATCCACGAAGATGCTTCGCCAGTAGCGCACAAGCTGGCGGGACACTTGCGGGGCCGGAATCCCCATCCCCACAACCGTACGTATTGTCCGAGCACTAATATCTTCGCCAGGAATCTTACCAAATGCTAGTACATACTCGTACGCCCAGGCAGCTTCGGCGTTACTTTGGAAGCGCGTTAAAATCGCCTGGTGCTGCTCTTTTGTGAATAGTTTAATCAAACTAACTTTAGCCAAGGTTGCCTCTCTTGTGTTGTTCCTACTCGTATCACATTAATTCTCGGGGAATCACAGAATCAAGCCAGAGTCAACAAATAATTTTATTTAATTATTTAGTTGACCCTAGCATATTTCCATGCTACCCTAACCCCCTACACCACCCAAGGGTACACCTATCACTACTCTTCGATAAGCTTGTACTCCCCCGGGAAGAAGGTTACGCCGTCCCCGAGCCTACTCACTACCAGCCCAGGGTAGCTTAGTTCTATCTCCCCAGTAACAGGGTCGAAGAATAGCACCGTGTGTCTTGTACCTGGGGTGAAGTATGCGGCATACCGTGGGTCTATCGGCTCAGGCCCCAGGTCCATCAATTCCACAATACTACCAGACTTTATATTCATTCAACCTTCTCCTTACTGTACATACTCGTACCCATCTCAGCCTCTGCTGGGAACGGGACCTCACCAATGATGCCGTAGTTAGGCCAGAGCTGGTGGATACGCTTAGGTGCATCCTCCATGCACTGCTTAACCAGCAGGCTCGCCTCACGTCCAACCTCCGGGTTGGCACTGTCCAGGTACAATGCATCGTGTACGTTCGTAATCAGGCACACCTGATTGTCGAACCAGTCACGGGCCAGGAGTGCACGCAGAACCATACCGGCTGCCACCGCCATCAGGAAGAACGCTTCCCCCTGGCACCAGTAGTTAGCCATCTCGGTTTCCTTGTAGTCCATTACCTTCTGCTTACGCTGCCCAGGCACAACCTCCTTCCACTGCTCCTTCTGGCGGAAGCTGTACCGTGCACCGGCTGGGCTAGTCCACGTCCCGATTCGGTATACTCGGTAACTACCATCATCAGCTTGCTCGCGGTACAGACGCCCCTCTGCCCCGGTACGCTCTACCTCTTCCTTGACAACAGCGCGGAAGCCAATTGTTTGCGGGAACAGCGCAGCCTCGTTGTCCAAGAAAGCCTGTGCGAATTCCACCGTACATCCAGTAGCAAACGCAATCCCCTTAGCCGTAGCGCCATACTGGGCTGCAAAGCTAGGAGCCTTAATACCTGTGCGCATTGCCTTCCAAAGCGGATGCAGCTCGTGCTTCTTGTTGTGGCAGCGCTCATATACTTCTTCATACGGCAGTTCCTCACGGAAAGCTAGGCGGTAACAGTGCATATCCGTACCACTCTGCAGCAGTCCCAGCAGTTTCTTGTCACCAGTGTGGACGCAGGACATAACTACTTCCAGTGCCGAGTAGTCAACCTCAGTGATACGTCCGTTGTCCCCGAATCTACTGGTGAACACCTGCTTCACCTTGGATTTAGCCACACCGTCGCCATCCTCATCCGGGCGGGGTAGGTTCTGCAGGTTCGGGTTAGAGCTACTCAAGCGCCCGGTTACGGTGGCACAAGTATTCAGCCGGTGGTGTATGATACCGGAACCATCAGGACGCTCCGGGATTACGTACTGCAGCATCCCCTTCCGCTCTTTGACCTTACCTTCTGCGTCCAGGACCTCTCGCAAATAGTAAGTTCCGGTATCCTTCTCCAGCGCCGCCAGCTCGTTCACCAACTTACAGAACTCGAACCCTTGTCGAGCCAGCGCCTCCATTGCATCAGTGCTGGTGCTATACACAGGGGTGCCATCCTGCAGGGTGCGCGCCTGCCGGAACTCCCCGCGCTCTGCGTACTTCTCCCGGATAACTTCCGGAAGCTCCTGGATGTTCACTAGGCCCGGGCAGAAGTAAAGGTCGTCTTCCCATTTAAGTTTCTCTTCCTCGGTATCGAGGCGGAATACTTTGGGGAGCCCCTTGTTCTTACCCGCACGATATGTCACTACACGCCACCATCCGCCTTCCGTTTGAAGTTCTTGCATGTGCGTGTCGTGTACAGGTATATAGGTGTGCGCACCCTCTTCGTCCTCGTACTTATAGAAGTCGGCCTTGACGTACTGCGGCGGGTCATATGGCACCTTCTTGCGGTACTTGATAGGCCCGCCGTACACCAGTGCTGACATATGGAAGTCCGACCCGAAGTTGAAGTCAAGAGTCTCCGGCAAGTCCTTCGGGATGTACTGCTGCAGCTCCTGCTTAATCTCACGGATGCGCTGCTCCTGCTCCTCCTGGTTCTTGCGTGCAATCGGCATATTAACGAACAGGCCGAACCACTCACAGTACGCCCAAGCCAGCAAGGCATCCATACGCTCCCACACATACTGCATCTGATTACGCTGGGCGAACGTAGCGCACTGGCCGTAGAAGCACAGGGCCGTGTTCGGGATATCCCCGTTAACCAGGTAGTCGTGCAACAGCATCGGGTCAATCTGGGAGGTTAACACACCCTGCTCCCAGAGAATCTTAACCCCGTCTACTTTGTGCGTACCGCCGTACTTAGGAGCCGTCTCGTCCAGCGACGGATACATGCTCTGAAAGTCCGAGGCGATGTATTCCCCGTGCATTGTGCAGAACACCCTGCCGCCGCGCTTGAGGAACGCCTCAAACTGCTGACGCTGGTACGTGAGAAACCAAGAAATCTCATAGGCTGCGTTGTGCGCAACAATAAGCCAGCAATCCTCGGGGATATGAAACCACCGGCAGCCTTCTGCTGCACTGTTTCCCGCCAAGAAATCAGCTCTTGAATTGAAGCGCACCGATTGAGTCGGGCCAACAGTGGTAGTACCGTCAGCCTGTGTCGTGTCGATACGCCATGCGGACTCAACAACATAGTTGTCAGGGCAGTATGGGCTTGCTTTAGAGCCGTAATATTCATGGTTCTCCGTCTCCAGGTCAATGTGCATTATACTGGTTGTCACTTGCCGAATCTCCTAGTTGCTTTATATATCCAGCGCTCCCTACCAATACCAATATCCCGGTAAGCGCCCTGCAATCTGCGGGCACAGCGGCGAAGTCTGCGCAAGTCCACATGACCACTTGGCCTGTACTTGGTTTTTATACTCATTTCCACTTAGCCCTCCGAGCTTTATTGATAGCTAGATGCACAATCATCTGGCTGCTGTCCAGCGCGAATCGTTTACGGAAAGTACCTGCAGACGCAGCGTACGCCTTGATTACCTCTTCGTCGAGGTAGTTAATGTCTGATGGTTTAAGCATAGTAGCCTCCTAGTGTACCTACATAGCGCCCTCATAGAAGGCGCTAGGGAAGTCACCGGTTAATCTGGCCCTCGTCAAAGCGGCAACGACCCGGCTCGAATCCCACCTCGAATTGCAGTAGCGACTCTTTACCAGACAGTGCCATCTTGTTCTTCGGGGTACTGATACCGCGGACGTTTTGCATGTGCGGCTGCTCGTTTCTGTCCAAGCATCCCATCATAATAGCCAAGTCCAGGGCACCCTGTACGCCAATCTTGCTCTGCTTCATAGCGGTGAGCGGCGGGAACAGCATGTTGTAACCTTCGAGTGAAAGTTGCATAGTGCCTACAATAGCGCAGTCGTTCTCGCATCCAAGTATGCGCAGCTCCTGCCATTTCGCCTCGAGGTTCTGGTGCTCGGTCTCCATAGTGCCGCCACGGATGTTCGCCACCATGTCGATGATGATTACCGCAGGGCGCATCTCCTCCATGAGCGTGGATATCTGCGCCATAGTCAAGGAGTGCGCAGCCTTAACACGAATCCGGTCAGCCCTGCCTACTTTCTTGAGGTAGGCTGGCACGAACTCTTGCTTACTGTGCCGGTCCTTAATCTCGGCCAGAGTCCAGTGCAGCGCCGCTTGATATACCCTGGGCACTGTACGCGTCGCCGGACCCTCGTTAACCAGCCAGAGGATAGGGCGGTCCCCGTACACTTCCGGCTGCTGCTGCATTTGCTCAGCAAAATCCACAGCAATAGCAGCAAGCAGACTAGTTTTACCAGAGTCCACAGGAGCAGCCACTGCGATACAGTCCCCGCCACGTAGACCTCGGATGTTGCTAGCGAGTTGCTCGAACACGCCCAGTTTAAGACCTCCGCTCTCGTCAGTCGCGGCAAGTATTTCGTCAACACTACCGCTCTCCCATTCAAGCAGCGACTCATGCACCGCAGCGCCGTCCCCGTACTTGCGCTGTAGGTGCTTCATTTCCAGCAGGTAATCAATCTCCTCGCCGTCTTGGTAGCGCTGCGTCAGCGCTGCTACCTCCCCGCTGTAGGCCAGCTCGTTCAGGGTCTGGACAATCCCCACCACAGAATCCTGTGGCACGGCTTGTACTCCCCGCATAAGCTCGTCCATGATTACCCGCTCTTCCCGGGATAGGTGCCCCGCCCGGAGGTTGAGCATGCTCTGCATCGCATCCCACTGCACCTCCTGGTGCTCCGGGTACGTGTTCCAGTACAGCCCCACCCAGTCTAGTAGGTTCGCCGTGTCCGGCGCAAGCATCGACTTGGGAATCTGCTCTCGCAGTCGGTTCCATACCTTCTGCGTGCACATCGCGCGCACAACTATTAAATCCATACTCACCCACCTCTAGTGTAGTTGTTGAGCCAGTTATTTATACACGAGCGGGATACTCCCAGTCTCTTGGCTAGGGCGTATTGGTTGTACTCTTTGCTGCGCTTTACGTACACGTCACGTACCCACTGTATCAAGTCTTCTGAAACAGTAGCCTTGTAATGTCCTGTACCACTAGAAACCCGGCCCCTCTTTCTGGCGTCTTCTATATTGTCGAGTTGGGTGCCAAGTTCTAAGTGGTCCGGGTTTATGCAGCGAGGGTTGTCACACTTATGCCTGACGACCTTTCCACTTATAGCTTCCAACGGGACGCCTAATTTATTAGCCATCACAACCCTGTGTTTCAGTGCCGTACGTTTCCTGTTTCCAGGCCACGAGGTTACACCGTACCCACTATGGTTGCCCTTTCTTCCGTGGTCTATGCACTCACCTATTAGGTCCAAGTTAATGCCTCCAGTATCTCTTTGATTTCTGCGTCCTTAGGGTCCGCAGCGAAGTAGTGCTCCCGGCACTGCATGAACGGGCGCAACGCTCGGCGTGCTGCCGCTACCCCAGCGTGGCCCGCCGGGTCATTGTCCAGCATCAGAATCACTTCCGGGCGATTCTGTATCAGCCAAGCCCTCAGCGGCGTGGGCAAGCGTGTACCCAGCATAGCTATAGCCTGCACGTTCAACGCACTGTAGCTCGTAACTGCGTGCTGTATCTTCCGGGCTGAGAGTAAGTCCTCGGTGAGCACGACCTTTAGAGGCGCGGCCGCAGCTACAGCCGGTGCTACGGCAGGTGCCGCGACAGCGAAAGCTATTGGCTGGCCGTACATTACCCACTTCGGTTGCTGCCGGGCATGCACTGCACGGCCCAGAGCAGCCCTTCCGACACGGAAGATTATCCGCTGTTTCTCTTTGCTCCATTCTGCATCCTCCGCCATTTCAGGCATGATTCCCTTTGTGGTCAGGAATCCGTAAAGAAAACTCTGCGTTTCCGCAGGCGCTTGGCTAATGCAAATTGCATCTGCAGGTGCAGAGGGCTGCACCCTCGACTCTTCCTGTAACTGTATGCGCTGGTACTGCTTGTGCTCGTTAACCGTCTTGTGACACCTAAAGCAATACATACTCCAGACGTCGGGTTTATTGTAGATTACTGCTGCGGGTGTCTTTCCGCAGCATCTGAATCTACTAGATTGCCCTATAGCTAGGCGCTTGCAGGCTCTAAGCCACGGCTCGTCCATACATCAAACCCCTCGTGCATTTGTTGAGAGGCCCTTACATAGGCTGCGTGGGCCTCAGCTTCCGAACGGTAAGAGCCCAAGTATTTACGCTTACCACCTACACGAATTAGGGAGTACCAGTTGCGCATAGTCTTGTTGTAGTACGCGCCCTTTAGGTTGCCTGACGCAGCACAACCCTTGCGATTATACTGGTTCTGGGCGTTAGTGGCTGCACGTAAGTTGACCCACCGGTTATCATCTTTGATTCCATTAATGTGGTCTACTTGTTGAGGTACCGGCAAGCCTTGTAGGTGGTAGGCCAGTCGGTGGGCACGCCAGCACTTACCATCCACCCATACCACCAGGTACCCGGATGAGTCCTTAGACCCTACCGGTTTCCCGTAGCGCAGTATCTCCCCGGTATCCGGGTTGTACTCATACTTCACTGTGCTTTCTCCTTACGCTTAACAGACATGGCCATTCGGCGAATGTCGTGCGCCAATTGCAGGGCTGAATCAGGGTCGATGTTAATCCCAATCTCAACCTTTGCCCGAGTGCTCCCCTTCTTAGGAACTACCCCGATGTACATTAAACCTTCCCCATCCCCGTTACCCTTCTCAAGGACTAAGCGCTGGTCATTTCCCGGGTCGCGCTTGGAGTTCATGTAGGCCACCTTGTCCGGGACAGGCGGAAGCTCGTCCCCTGGTTCTTGATACAGCTCGAAGTTCCTGACGTACCAGGGGTGTTTGTCAGCCCCGTCTACCCACCCATTCACCTGCAACCAGTGATCACCAATAACAGAAGTCACAGTGTAGTAGATATCACGGCCTAACTTAGACAGAAAGTGTTCATCTTTGCCACAATCCTTTATACGCACAACCTTATCGCCAACTTTAAACTTAGACATAATCAACCCTCCACAATATTATCGTATCCGCCCCAGTCTTCTACTACTCGGGTGCCCAGTTCAATCAGTTCTTCTTTGAAGCCGTAATCGGAGAACACCATGATGTACTCCGCCGCCTTCTCTGGGTTCTCCTGCACCCAGCTAACAAGTTGTTGTTTAGAAAGCTGTGACACTACGCGGAACGCAGCCAGCAATTGCGGGTCCTCGTCCGGGGGCATGTCCCACGGCTGCCGTAAACTGAGCGTTGGCGCAGAGAGCCATTGGTCTGGTTCTACTACCATAGGATCCCGTTCAATAGGAAGGTGCGAGAACGTGCCGTCTTGTAGTACCCGCTCAAGCACTTGCCCCAGGATGTTCAGGTCCAGTACCTCATCCGGGGTGTGCTCGTGCATGTACCCTACACCTACGTTGGTGCACTCGGGAATGATGCCAACGAACTCTGCTGAGTCAGTGTACACCCCCTTCTGTAAGTGCTGCTCCGTGCGTCCCAGGCGCTCTGCTAGGGTCTTGGCAAAGGTGTCAGAGCAGCAGCGCATATACCTTTGATGCGTAATGATACCGTCGCCGCGTCGGTCGAAGCTAATCATTGCCTTGACACCAGTCCAAAACCCGGTGTCGTCCTTGACCGATGCAGCGCTGCCCTCGCAGCCTACCTCTTCATCCACGAAGAAGCAGTAGCGTCCGTGCACACCCCGCCGCAGCATCTCCAGCATCAGGTAGATACCGGCGCCGCAGTCGGCGCCCAAGCAGTCAGCCTGCTGCGGATTCTTTACGAACAGTACGCCCTTGTTAGTGCAGCCGACGTCCGGCGCAGCGCTGGTTGCGCGCGCCACTGTGTCGAGATGAGACGTAAACGCTACGTCACTTTGCTCTGAGTCCCCCACCAGCACGAAGTAGTTCCCGTGCTTGTCCTTTACGTAGTGCATACCACTACCCAGCGCCTGTAGCGACTGCATAAGCAGCGGCTCGAACCACTTAGTGCTGCCCCAGCTAGGCCGGTGCGTTCGCAGTATCTGCAAGAGCAGCTGCATATCAATCCCGTGAGGATTCAAGAACATTAAGCTGCCCCCTCTACTTCTTCTTCGTCATCGTTGCCCAGGTACTTCTCTCCCAAGCAATCAGCTGCATACTCAGTGAGAATTAACCCGTGCACTGGGTGTTCTTCTGCGTGCTCAATAAGCACCTGCCGGTCCTGTGCATACACCAGTTCTTCTTGGTCGTGCACTACACCCTCTACCGCACAGTGCTCAACGTCTCCGTCGTATACATAGGCGTCGTGGTAATCAGACCAAGTGCAGCTCCAGCGATTATGCAGCCCTTCTCGGCCAACCACATATACAAATTCCCCATCTTCGACACAGCCGTCGCAGACCATTTCACCGTCGGCGGTTTCGTGCATATCATCAGTGGAGTAACGCCCCTCGCAGCAGCAGCACCTAGCAGACTCTGTACCTACGTAAATGTACCCTTCGGATTCCTGCGCCCCGTACTCGTAGTCGTCACGTATTACAAAGGCGTCACTGCCTTCTTCGTCTACGCCACACTGGCTGCTATCGAGATATGGCATCAGCACTGCGCCGTTGTAGGTTGGGTGCGGTATGCGCGCCAGCATTACCCCTTCGAGACATTCAGTGTTTCTGGTGTAACCATGACCGCGCATGATTGCATCCGCAGCATTACCGTAAGCACGGACGTACTCGTTAGTCTCAGTGTTAACGATTGCTCGTGCCTGCACTTCGAAATCGTCACCGAACAGCTCCCCGGTGTACTGGATGAACAGGCGCAGCCCATTATCCGGCAGCCCGTGGCTGGTGGTAGCGTACGTCCGCACAGGGCTATGCTCAAAGGAGTACCCGCGCATGCAGCTACCCGGGCCATTCTCGTAGGCGTCGTACCATTCCTGCTCGGTCTTGCACAGGTACGTTGTCGGGTCTACGTTCATAGCCTTGAGGTCTTCGATAGCATCGCGGAAGTCTACGCCGTTGCCGTAGTAGTTAGCTAGCCACTTACCTACACGCATCTCTACACAACGGTACTCAGTAACTGCGGCGAAGTCCTTGTGCATCCGCGGCTGCCCCAGCATCACGATGGGCTCTCCGTTGCGGAAACCAAAGCCCAACGGCACAGCGAATCTAGACACTACGAAACCGTGCAACTTCATGAGCAGCGCAGCGGCGTTGCCATCGCGGATGTGTCTGCCGTAATCGTAGCCAGTATATAAGCGGCGCTGCTGCTCTTCTGGCGCAAGCATAATGCGCTCAAATAACTGCACGGCCTGCTTGTGCACCTTGTAACCGGTGAACTCTTCTACACTAGCAACTACGCGCTCAACCACTACATCATCGCCATCATAGAAGTCGCGGCGGCGCTCCCAGAACTTGCTGTCGATGGCGATTCGCGCCGGGGAAAAGAGTTCGTAGAAAGTTCCAGACCGGTACAAGTCCACCTTTTGCAACGGGCCGCGAGTCGTCATTACTTCGTGATACTCTGGGTGCAGTATCCCGCCTATAGTTACCTCTAATCCCGGGGTATACGCGCTAACAGCACGGAGACCCATAAGCGCCTGCAGCGGGCCCTCAGTGTGGGGATGGTCAGCGCCCAGCATTTGCAAGTCCTGGAACGGGGTCCAGTAATCACCGCTGGAATACATTGATTCTTTCATTGGCAGTGCGTTTGCACCTTCCGGTAATACGATTTTCCACGGGATGCCAGCCGGATTAGTTTGCATTTTAATTTGCTCCTGAATAGATTCAACGAGTTCGTCGTTAACTGCTAAGTCAGCGTGCGTACCACGCAGCGAGCTGTCTTTGCTTATGATACGAGCGCACAGCCGCCCTAAATCTTGTATAGGCTCCACGATATCCGTACCGTAGTAGTGCTGTAACCACATCCAATTCGATCTGCTCTTGCAACTTCCGCGCGGCAGATTCTGTATACTCCCGGTACGTGGTGAGCACCACCGTTGAGTCCTGCTTACGAACTCGGAGGAGTCTACGCTCGACCGGTACGATTTGCTTGAGTTCATTAGGGACCTCTTTGAATGTTTCCCAAGTGCAGCCGCACTTGCCCTGCGTTTCCAGCAGGGCCCAGCACAGCAGCGCTGTTTCGTCTACTGTTAGCATACGCTGTCCTTGAATACCACGTTGCGGGCCACGAGTACGGACTGACTGTACAGCAATACAAACATGCCATCAAATGCACAGTCTTTCAAGTACACACCAAGATATGAACTGTACCACTCCGCCGGGTTAGTTAGTGGCGCGTCAACCGCTATACGGTAGTACGTCCCGCGCAGGTTGTATACGTCATACTTAATCATATTACACCCCGCACATTAAACCGGTAGCAATATCCGCGCAGGGTCATACCCAGGCGCTGCGCTTGTTTCTCATAGTGCTGGCGCAGTGCTGCCTTCGCGCTGTACTCCCGCGCCAACCCTTCGATTGTTGGTTGCTGCTTACGCATCAGCAGCGTTTCAGGATTCTTTCCGTGCATACCCTACCTCAAATATCGTTGTTGCTCTTACCGTCCACAGTAAGCGTCACAGCGGCGTCCGGGTACTGCTCCTGCACCGCCTCAAGGATACGCGCGCCCAGCTCTTTGCAGCCGCCGTCCGGGTCTTCAAAGAGGTCATACTCAGGGCGCGGCAGCGGTTCCTGCGCCGCCGGTTGCTGCAATTGCACTGTGCAGTAGGGCACAGGGTTGTTTACGTCGTTGCCCAGCACCAGCATAGCGCTGGTCACAATGATGTTGAATACATTAACCATATAGTTGTCTCCAGTCGTTGATAATGCCAAGATTCACGGCGTCCAGTACAGCGCGTACATCCACGCCCTGCGATACCAGCATAGACACAAGGTCAGCATCGCTTACACCGGTCTCTTTGGCCTTCTTGATAGCGTTTTTAACGCGCCCCAGCGCTTGCAAGCGCACTGCATCGGCATCCAGTGCGTCATTCTTCACCTGCTCCGCTTCGGCAGCGTACAGGGCCATACAGGAGCTATAGAAGCTGGCTACGATAACCTCGCGGCCTTGCTTGTCCGCTTGTTTGTAGTCCAGACGCATAGTGTCCAGTTCGATGCCCAGCTTCTCAGCCGACGCATAGCACTTTTTGGCGTTGAATTCGTACTTGCCGGACTCTTTGTTGAACTTGATAGGCAGCAGCGTACGCAGCACCATATCGAAGTCGGCGGCATCACTGCGCTGCATATCCGTAGCCCATGAGACGTTGCTGCTAATCAGGCCGTGAAACAGCGCGCTGATAGTGATATTACGCTTTGCTTCCACTACGTCGCCAAGCGCTTTGCGAATGCTGCCCGCAGCGGTGAGCTTGAATACTTTACCAGTGGAGTTGGTTGCGTTAATCATAATACACCTCGTTGATTATTGGTTAGTTACTTCACATAGCACCCCGCAGGATGCTATAGGCTGTAACTAGCGCCCAAACTGCCCTTTAGCTATAGCCGCCAAAGCCGAACGGTAGGCTGCCTCGGCGTCGGCTCTATCCCTGAACCTTCCTAGGTAATATTCCACACCATTTAAGGATACGCGAGCTACCCACCTGTTTGCCTTAAAGCTGACACCGGCCACCCCGCCTCTATTTCGGCTGTTCTCGCTGCGGGTAGCGCTTCTAAGGTTGTCCGGTTTGTTGTTGCCCCTATCCCTATCTTTGTGGTCTATCTCCTGCACCCACACCCCGTGTGTTAGGAAGTAGACTACGCGATGTGCGTAGTAGTGGCACTTGTTGAAACTGCCGTGATAATAACCATTCTTAGATAACGCCCCCATAGCGACGTCTCCCGGATGTTTATTACCTATAGCCTTCTTCCAAATCAAACCCGAAGGACTATTGGCGCTGACTTCTAAGTAATCCCTAATATCCAACTAACCTCCTAATTGTGAATTTACAGTGTACCAACCTTTAGGTTGCTTGCTGCTACCCTTAACCTTGGCCTTGCCTCGTACGCTCGTACTGAATGTAGCAGTTTGTTTCTCACGCATATACCCAGACTGGTTGAGCCTGTCCCGGCGCTTCTGTAACTCACTGCCTGACAGCTTCGATAGCCCGTCAAACTTTTGTTGTAACTTATCACGGTATTTCATTGTTTACCTCTAAGATTAATGGTTAACGCCCTAGCAGGACGCTAACTCTTAACCTTGTATTCCCCTGCACTACCGGGGAGCCGGTGGTTCCGGCCTCGACACTATTCTTTTAAGGGGCAGTGTCTCAGCGCCCCAGCCGTTTGTCGTCTCAGCTCTTGACGTTACATCTTTACTGCTACTGATTGTCTAGGTTGTGGTGGTCACTGCACCGTCAAGGTACTGCACCTCCCCGCAAACCAGCTTACTACGTTGTTCGCTATCTAAGTTACTCAGTGAATCCGAACTTGTCAAGCGTTTATTTCTTACTGCCTTACTGCTTACTCTGTACTACTTGCTTCGGGATTCAATCTAGCTTATGTTCTTCGCGGTGTCAACTCTTTTTATCGAGTGTCTAACCCTTCACACTATCTAGCTTTAATCCAGCGGAGCCTCCCGGCTCGGCCCCGGTTAGCACCTCAGCGCCTCCCGGTGATTGAACTATAGCCCCATTGAACCAAAAGAAGCAAGTACTTTTTGCAAATATTTATCCCTAAGAGCAAAAAGGGTAAGCAGGCCATGCACTTACCATGCTAAACCAATCTAGGGATAGCGCGGGGATAGCACTATGCAGGCAATAGCTGTAGCCACTACTAGCCAATACTACCTAACACTATCTAATACTACATAAAGCAGAACGCAGTGTCCGTACGCAGTGTAAGGACACGGAGTGATGCGGTGACTGTGTAGGTATGTCAGCCTACTGCGTAGGCACAGGGACATACTAGTGAGTACTAGTGAGTGCATAGTGAGTAGTAGTGTATATAGTGTCCCTAAACCCCTCCTACTCCGGTTACTTCATTTCATAATAGCTTTCGAATGAAAGTAAGAGCAAAGGGATAGCATTGGGATAGCGCTGGAGTGTGGAAGTGCGCCCTAGTGGGGAGCGCGCAGCGTAGCACAGAATCGGCACAATGTAAAGCACTATGGATAGCCCTAGCGATAGCCTAGTATGCACTAGGGATAGCACTACAGCGCACTAGCTGGCCCACTGTGGCCCCACTACTGGCACACTAGGCAGGCACTAGGCAGGCCCACTGGACAGGCACAAAATAAGCAAGGCAGAGCGCACCCCTATGGCCCACAGAGAGCTCGCAGGGATAGCCCCAGTGCCCCGTAGGGCGCATAGGAGCCACACAGTGCCGCGCACAGGGATAGGCATAGGGTAGCACTAGCGATAGCCCTAGAACGCAGCACAGGCCCGCTGAGGCCCTCTGGTGCGCCCTAGTAGGCCTCACTAGTGCCCCCCCCCCTAAATTCTCCCAGGCACCCCCTATGGGGGCAATTGGCGTCGCTGAGGGTGAGGGAGGGGCTCGCGTGAGTCTAACAAATTTAGGGTTCAGGTATAGACGTGCAAGCCCCCTGGATTTCCCCGGGGGCGCACCAGTGCTAACAAGTGCCGTTACTCGACCACATTGCACAGCAAGTACGCGTACTTAACGTCTGCACCAGCCACGGTCTGAACGTTCACACGAATCTGCTTAGCACCGATTGGGACTTTGCCACGCAGGGTGTTCTTGCCGATTACCTTCCAACCCGTAGTGGTGCCCAGGTTAGCTGATACCCCACCAGGTAGACTGTTACCGGCAGCATCCAAGAACCCAATAGATATCTGCCCCGCGTTACCGGGGGTCGTCGCAATGTTCACCATGCAGGACATACTGAACATGCCGGGGTTAGTTACTGCCTGTACTTGTGATACGTTGGTACCGACACTTACAGGAGCAACTCGCATAGCTCCCTCTGTACCTTTAGGTCCAGCATTAGCCAGATACTCTACCACAGAGGATGTACCAGCCCCCTTATCTACCGTCCAAGCATTCAGGTTCCCATAACCAAAATCCCAGTTACTGAACGTGCTAAGACTAGAGTGCAAAGGACACGTACCCGCCCCGTTGCGTAGCTGCAGCATAACCCCAGAGGTTGTGACTGTACCGGCCCCTCCGATGAATGCGTGATACCCGAGCTCCTGCTCCTGCTGGTAGTGCCCGCCGTAAGGAACAGTTACACCTACAAGGTTCAGTAGGTTGTCGGTAGAGACATACAGAAGCGCCTGAGTCTGTCCAGGGTTGCCGTTTGTAATTATACTGCCCCCGATAATGTTGAATACGTTAGTGTGCCCAGCACTAATGTCAACGTATCTACGGGTACTAGTACTTCCAGGGTTCTCGAAGTTGCATCCGTTACAGGTTACTGTCGCGCTACTCGCCGAATCCACAAAGAACGTGATGTTCAGGAACGAGCAGGTATTAAATACCATAGTGTATGAGGAGCAAGATAATCGGATATTACTACCTGCGCCATCGAAGAACTGGCAGTGGTAGAACGACAGAATCTCCCCAGAGTCATCTAGTCCAGCAGGCACATACAATATCCCGTTAGGGTTGAGGGCGTTTAGGCTGTTTACTTTGTAGAACACAAAGCGCCAGGAGTTGTGTCCCATTCGGATGTTTCGGTCAAACTTATCGAACGTGCACTCACGAACCTCTGTCTGCCCGTTATAGCTCTTGTCCGACCCTACTGTTTCCCTGCCAACCAGTAGTCCGTCTACTCCGGACGTTTTAGCACCAAACACGTACAGCCCCCGCAGGGCTGGGCTAAGGTTGTTGTAGTAGGCTGCGGGGGTATAGCTATAGCTGCTATTTATAGAAAACACAACCGAACCAGTAAACTCAGAACAGTCAATGCGCACTTTACCTTGATAACCAATAATACCGGCCCTGGAGGGGTCTATATTAATTGGAGTGCTTCCCTTGAATTTGTAAGTCGCCACCCCGATATACAGGTCCGTATTCACAGAAGCAGCGTACGCATAAGCCGCAGCCACTGCTGGCATACTGTCTATATCTGAATTTGGTAGTGCACCAAACATATCTGCCCAGATAGGTCCGTTTACTACTCGAAGCAGCCGCACTCCATTACTAGCCACTACTACCGTACCATCGTTACCTGTAGCGGTGCTGCTGGTGCTGACCTTGAACAGCCCACCGCCTAAACCAACCCCCTCATGCCAAGACAACAACCTAACAAGTTGCCCGTCCTCAGAGTGTGGGAATGCTTTTAGCTTAGCCATACTGGAGAATTGCGGGTACTCAACAGAATATCCCCCAGCCCTCACTAAATCTACTAGTGCCATATATCATCACCTATCGTTTCAATTCAGCCAGGGCTGAGTTTACATTCTTATACTGGTTCCCAATGGCCTTGCTCTGCCACTGCCTACGCTCCCACAGACCCCAGCACACTTTGTTGCGCTGTCCGTTGATGTACTGAGAGCAATCAAAGGTCCAGCGAGTACCGCCCTTGTGCGCCCACCCAACCCCTGGGGAATTCTTCTGGTACTTGCTAATATAACGCCAGTCCAGTACAGCCTTCGCGGCCGATGCATAATCAAGGCTTTTGAGGTGGCGCTTCACGGAGCTTCCGTTGAAACCAGCCACGCCTACGTTGTACGTGAAGTCCAGGGCACCTAGCAGGGCCACGTCAGAGAGCTGCATAGGAAGCCCGTCAAGAGCTTTTGCATGCTCCCCTGCTGATTGTATCAGTTGCTTCTGACAATCGCTCAGTGTGGCTCTCTGGCCCATTTTGACGCCCTTTGTCTCCCCGTAGCAGATAGTCGGGATACCCGCGCTGTCTTTGTAGGCGGTAAGGCTCAAGCCCTCGTTGTGCTGAATCACTCCAGTGATAGCACCACCGAGCATAGTGGCCCCCGTGAGGGCCGCAATAACCTTAGTCCTTAAACTCATATTTAATAGTCCCCTTACGTGCCTGCTCCTCTAGGAGCTTGAATGTACGTCGCTTGTAATACGCATTCCACGCCAGGGTTAGCACCGCGCACACCGTCGCAGTGATGAAGCTAATAGTGCTCCAGTTCCAGCTCATTAACTCTGCCAACCAACCTCCTGATACCGTGGCACCGGTAACTGCTGCACCTGCCCGGGTAGCGAGGTCCGACCCAACCATGTCTCCTACCTTAATCATCCTGCTGCCCCTTCTTCCTGAATAGCTTACGAATCACCAGAATGACCACTAGGAAGACCAGAGGAATGCTGGCCCCAGCTAATCCGGCGAGGATAAGACTGTAACTATCATTATTAACCACCTGCAGGCGCTCTGCCTGGATTGTCCCGGTGCTAATAGTTTGCACCTGCTTCTTACTGGACGTATCCAAAGTGCCTACGTTAGAATCTGATACATCGGTTTTGTTAGTGGTGCTGGAATCCACCTTGTTATTCAAGCCAACGGTTTGTTTGGTGTTCTCGGCACCAACCTGAGCAGACACATCCGGCTTAGAACCAACTAAGCCGGTGAGTGCAGAGGTCGCCGAGCAACCAGTCAGAGTAACCGCGAGCAGTAACCCAGCGACCAGTTTACGCATTAGTTAGCAGCCTTCACTGCGTTTACTGCATCTTCCAGTGCAGTAAGCTTGGTATCGAAGGCGGCACCAGTCTGGCCCACGTTCTGCGGCTGCGTAAGGATAGCATACAGGTCCTTACCGAGAATGTTCAGCTGACGCAGCAGCTCCTGCTGTTGTGCTGAGGTTGCTTTTGCAATTGCCATAATATATTCCTTATAAGTTAGGAGAGGGTGATGCCAGTAATAACACCGTCGGTCACTGCAAAGGTAACGGTATTGGTGAAGGCGCCTGTGGGAGTTACCCCGGTCAGCGCTTGGTCGTTAGTAACGATAGCGGCCGTGGCTGGTGCTGCTACGCGGGACACTGCGCCGTTAGCTACTACAACGGAACCTGCTACGGTTTTGTTATTAGCACTGTCAGCAATAGTCACTGCATCTGTATTACTGACCATTGTAGTGGCCGCAGGCAGTACTACTTGCTTTAATGCCCCGTCCTTCACCTGTAAAGTGCCGGTAATGTTCTGTGCACCGGTGCTGTTCGTCACCTTACCCGTAGCACCATCGCTCACGATAACCCGATTATCCGGGGTAGCTGAACCAGTGGCAGCTAGTGCAGACACCAGTGTTTTTCCTGCCGTATCTACAGCGGGGCCCAATGCCAACAGCGGTCCTGTATCGTGTGCAAGAGTCACGGCCTTATCTAACTCAACGGCAGCGTCACGTACTGCTTGACGTTGCGCCGAAGTGGAACTTGCAAATGCCATTATCTTCTTCCTCTATGTTGTTTACCTCTGCCCCGGTTATGCAGCCGAGCAGCTACGCCCCGGGGCCTCTTAGACACTTTATTCTGTGCCCAATCCAGGGGATTCTCAATGAAGGCCCGAGCCATCTTCTCAGACTCACGCTCAGCTACTACTTTCTCATCTTCCACCAGATGCCTGTTCAGCGTAGCCACCATCATGGCGATTGCATCTGCTCGGTCATCCTTCGCCAGACTACCTCGGTCGTACGTGATGCCGGACAACTGCGCGAACGCAGAGTACAGCCAACGCCTATCGCGGGAGTACGCCATACAGGTGCTGATATCGTCGTGAATAGCACGCTCATGCACCACCAGGCGGTGGCGACGAGTAACTGGGCTGATTGTGTCGATGATACGACGCTCTTTCTGCGTGGAGTTGTTCAGGTCTCTTACGCCAATACCGGCGAGACGTCGCTCCCGTAACCGGTTCAGGATAAGCATAGACACGGTACCGTGCCCCATGTTGCTCTCCACCACCATATCCGGGATGTCTAACTCTACGCACAGGTCAATCAGTTTATCAATGTTTTCTTCGCTGATACCTCCTTGAAAGCCGCCTACGGAGAATAGGTGAATGTACGAGTTCGCAGCACCACCAGCAGCGTAGGACACTTCGTCCCCACCACAACCAGCCGGGTCCACCACCAGCACCTTATGCTGGTACGGCAGGTGCATATCCCCGTAAAATGCCGGGAAGTACATCTGCTGACCCATAATCCCCTCATGCTCGTGCTGGTACAGGTACCGGCGGTCCGCAATATAGGAGAACGTCTCCGGGGAGGAATCCTGGCTGCCGGAGTAAACCAGCATATCCGAAAGCTTGATGCGCGTACGCATTTGGTCGGACAGGGTAGTGTCGAGCATGTACTGCAGCTGGAAGCCTTCCGGACCGAAGTCCAGCTCCTTCTCAATCAGCGCATCCTCGTCATAGCGTCCGGGGTCCGTGCTCTCGCCTAGCGTTCCATCGACGCCGAAACCGGTGCGTTTATAGCCGCGCTCAATAAGCTCCCGTATATAAGGGGCAAGTGTACTTCCATATCGCTCTTCCATTTCAACAGATGGAATGCGCCCGGGCCACACGCGCACCTCGAAGCCACGTCCCGGCAGTGTTTTATATATACTGTCCTTGGTCTGGGGCGTACCCAGATACAGCGTATCCCCGTGCGTACATATAGCTGCGAAGTCTTTAGAAATCATCAGTAGCTGCTCACGCTGGGTTTGCGTTAAACCGTTCTTGGTGGTCTCGATATCATCCGGAATCAGCAGGTCCGCGCGCTTCCCCTGCAGGGATGCAGTGATACCTACACAGGCTACGCTGGCGGATTTGTCCAGCGGTTTCAGGTCACAGTTGACATCATAGCCTTCGAATGAAGTACGGTCCCCACGAGTAGGGTCAGCCTTCAAGTAACACAGCAGCGGCCAGGTTTCCAGCATACGGATGATAAGGTTCGCAACGTCGGACGCCTGCTTCTCTGCACCGGACACAATCAGGATGCGGCAGGATTGGTCCTGTATGAGCCTCCAGACGGCGTAGAGCGCAGCTAGTGTAGACTTAGCCTCACCACGCTGCGCGGCCACCATGCGCTTCCTGGGGCCCTTCTGCATGTACTCTGCAATGTCGGCCTGCATGTCCGTGAGCGTAAAGCCCAGGAACCGCATACCGATGTACGCAAATTCCCGGAAGTCGCTTAGAGCGGCGGCCATCATCATCGCGATATCCTCGCGCTCCTCTTTGGGAATACTGCGCGGATTCGCACTATAACCAGTAAGTTTCTGGTTGAGCATGCGCAGTCTTCGCGCAGTCTTCACCGATACCATTAGACAATTCCTTCTAGTAAGTCCTCAGAGTCTGAACCACCAACTTTATTTAGAATCTCTTGCTTACGCGCCTCTCTACGCGCCGCTAGTTCGTCATCGAATTCGTCACGAAGGTCCTGCATCTCCTCGGAATCTGCATCCGCGGTAATGTCATTGTCCTTCAAGAACTTAGCGATAACTGATTTATCTGCGGCGGGGAGCGGCACCTCGTCTTCCTTAGACTGCTTGATTTCTTCAATCAAGGCCTCAGTGAACATGCGGTGCAGCTCCGAGAGGCGACTGCGTTTAGCCGCCCCTGCCATACTTCCTCCCACTACGACGTCAGCACCCCGCTGGTGCGCAGGGCTGCCAGCAGTGCGTTTAGTTGTACTACTACATCACCTGTATCCGTTGCGTCGGACACAGCTGCTGCTTTATCCAGATATGCCAAACCCCCCAACGAGTCAGCTAAGTAATCAACAGACGCTTGTGTAGCAAAGCCGTCACCTGCAGTTACGTCAACCCCCAGTCTGGCAGCTACAATGGTACCCGCAGGGAGAGTCTCGGCAAATAGTATAGTATTGTCTACTATCTCGAAGCTGTAACCGCGAATTTGCCCAACCCCGTTAATCTCCACTATAGCCTTAGTGAATGCTAGGCCAGGAGTCACTTCGTCCGTATCCTCGGTCAGCACCGTGCTCCACGGGTAGCTAACTGTCTCTACCCCGCTTATAAAGGTGTTCTCCAAAGCGGACGTGCGCATACTCAAGGCATCGTCAGCGGCGTCGACGTATGCCTTAGTAGCAGCATCCTGGGAGTTGATTGGGTTGGCTAAGTCGGTTATGCGGTACCCGTTCATACTAATAGTGCCGTAGAATCCGGGGATAGCCCGACCCTCCACCAGCTCTTGCGCCAAGTGCAAGAACTGTGTGTTCTGGGAGTCTACGTTCACCTCGATGAACGGGGAGCCGCTAGCAAACTCAATGTACAGATACTCTCGCTCAGTCTTGCGAATGAGCAGTACCGTAGTGTCCACTGTTAGGGCTGTGTTAAGTCTGATATTAGTAGAGCTGGTCCAGGTGTACCCAGTGGTTTCCACCCCGTCTAGGTATACATGAATATAGGACTTGTCCAAATACTCAATATCGCACTGGATATCCTGGGTACCAGCTGGCTTGATTTGTTCTTGCCAGCTGTATGCCATATTAATCGTCTCCGAAGTTATTGATGATAGCTCGCGTAGGTGCGAATTCCTGGATTAACGGTACCTGCTTAGTGAAGGTCTTGATATCCATATTACCGGTAGCCAGGTCCTGCACAGCCCCAAGCAGTCCTGTGACATAACCCATAGACGCCAACGAGTGACGCGGTGAACCCCCCGTGAAGATATCCTGCAGAAGCGAGATACCACCAATGGCGCTCATTCCCATTACAGCTTCCGTAACTAGTCTGCGAGTATCCGTATCCTTTCCATCCATGCTGTGCTTAGCCTTAGTGGCTAACAACATTAATGGGAATTGATATGCCATGATGTGCGCCAACCCAATCCACCCAGCATCGTTCAACTCTCGACGCAAAATCTTGTTGGTTGCGGCTACAGCAAAGCTTTGAAAGCCTACGATAAGCTTACCCACCGGGTTGAATTGAGCGAAGTGTGAAGTTTCACCGGTACGGATTTGCTGTACCAGATAGTCCATCATACGCACCCCTACAACCTCAATCTGCATCTGCAGCTCCGGGTCAAATACTGCGCCTGGGTTAGCCTTCTCTGCTGCAATAGCCCTATCCGCCACATCTCTGTCCAAGCCGAACTTCTCAAGGCGTTTGAATGCCTCGGAGTCGCCCTTGAACATCTGCTTGAGTTCGTCCGCTACAATGCCGGAGTTTAGGTTCACTTGCAACCTGTGCACCATGCTCATGCCGTTAACGTGACGCGCCGCCTGTCCTACGTTTTGCGTGACGTTGAACCAAGGGGCTTGTCTAGTTAAGTCAAGGTTGTCGTCTGCATAGGTGTTGAACCAACGAAAACGCATATCCCTTTGTACGCCGCCGCGCAGAATAGAGTCCAATCGCTCGGACATATCTTTGGAGCCAAACACCACAGCACCTTCTTTAAACCAGGGTTGCTCCGCCATACTTCTAGCTACCCGTGTCATACCGAAAGTCTTCAATGACAAAGCTGTATCGGTAAGCTGATATAGTCCGGAGTTCTTTAGCATGGTGGCATTTGCAATATTACCCGCAGCACGAAGCATATCCGGTAAGTTTGCATCTGCCGGCATCCCTCCGAGTATGAAGTCTATAGTGTCATCCACTACACGCTCCCACTTTTCGGGGTTAGCCACAGAGTGCTTGCTGGCGTTAATCATGGTTTCCAGAGTTTTAAGGTCGGACACTCCTGCGTAGGCCATACCCACCCTACCAGACATGCGATTAGTGTAGCCGTGCATAACCTTAGGTACATTCGTATCCATCAGGTCCTGCATACGCATAGCCTGCCCGTCAACCATGTACTCCTTGCTCATATTAAAGCGGTTACGGTGACGTAAGTTCCTAGCCGGGTTTGTGGCCCCTGAGCTTCTGAGGTTAGCTGCAGCAAAGCTGTTAATGGCACTATCAGAGACTCCTGCATTACGCATAGCCCCAAGCAGCTCATCTTCGCTCATGCCATTAATCAACTGCCTCCACATAGGCCCACGACCAGCGGCCCTACCGTTGTATATACCGTCCACCATTTCTTTAGCGACCTGCTGCACAACCTCAGGTTCAATGTTGGGGTAGATATCCCGCAGGGCTTGCCGGAATAAATCCCGGTAGTTGTCCAGAGTTCTGCCCTCCAATAACCCTTGGCGCAACTTGTCGTAGCTATATTGGCGCGGGAAGTAGTAGTCCGATTTTAAGACATCCGCATCATCCAGAAGCCCTGCTGCGCTCATATGGTCGTGCCACCTACCGGCCCACCCAGAGCGTTTATATGCTTCCACCAGGGGGGCTATATCCGCCTCTGGTACAGGTACTGCCCTTCCGTTTAACTGTGCATCATATGCGGAGTCCAAGTAGTGTCCCAGGCGGGACTCTAAATCCGCACGGGCCGCGCGGAAATTTGAGCGGTGGAAGAACCTAGATAGCGGTCCAATGTTACGAGCCTTTAACGCACTCAGTATAGCGTCTTCCACAATGACAGCGCTGGCATCCATCTCAAGGGTTAGGTTGCGCTTATAATCCACCACAGATGGACGGCGCGCGCCAACCGAAGTAGCGTCAGATACCAGGAGTCGGGCCAGGTCCTCACTTCCCTGAGCGATGTTATCATACAGGGCGAAGTTTCTAGCGAAAGCCTTTTTAGTACCTTCCATCATAGCTTTAGCCTTTAAGAACTCGTTCTGTTCTCTTAGTGCGCCCTCTGCCGCTTCGCGCATAATGTCTGAGCGGAACTCGTACTGCGCAGCGCGGGTGTTGTCTGCGGACCACTTAACAGCAGCTTCAAATGTATTTAATACGTCATCTAAAGAAGAACCTCTAGCAGTAATCCCAAAGGCCTGCAGCACCGCCTCACCTAGCTGGCGAAGTACGGATTTACCAGCTGTTTGACTTGGCGTTCTGCTCAGAAGCTGCACCCAATCTGAGTTGTTAGCTAAACCCGCGAGCATCTCGTGCGGGTCGGAGGCGAGGTACTTTAGCTCCCCTTTAAGGTTTGCCGTTTGTTGAAGGTGCTCTTGAATCGGCTTTAAACGCTCTACAAGACTCGGGTCCGCATCCAGCGCTCTGGAGGTAGCTGCGTGAATTAGCTCATGCAGAGCTGCTCCTCGAGTCTCTGCGTCTGCAGCTCGCAGCGCGTCACCAACCGTATTCCAAGTGCTCCCCTCCGCTGCCGCCGGTGCGCGTAGCGCCACAGTACCAGGAGCTGTAAGGTTGTCCGGATTAAATGTGTACCTACTCCTAGCGACAACGCGGTCAGTGCCCGCCATTAGCGTGAAATCAACGTCGCGCACGACTGGCTCAATTGCGTCCAAAAGTACCTCTTGCCCCCGAGTCAACGTACCCGTGCTGCGGAGATACTGTGTAACGTGATGTGCCTTTAAGCTAACTCCCGCCACATTCTTAGCTTGTACAGTGATGGGTTCAGCCAACACTTCATCCATAATAGAGTCTAGGGCCCTCTCTCCTACTCCGGTAACATTAGTGTCCCTTGCTGTACGAGTTGTAGGCGCATCCGGGTCAAACGCAGGCTCTCGCCCTGTGCGCAGCTTTGCTGCCGCCTTTGCTGCCCTAGACATATCCCACAGTTGGTCTATACCGGAAACCCCTGCTATTAGTGCCGTTACCCCAGCAGACTGCCCCAACTGGTCCTGTGCATACACTGCCGTGGCGACATCACCAGCACGGATAGCAGAGCGCACTGCTAGGCCGGTACGACCAGCAATGCCCCCAGCCGCCATGGGGGCTAATATGAAGGGGGAGTCCCCCAGTAACATACCAGCTACTCCTACAGCGACGTTGTCTGACATCATCCGGTCACGGTTACGTTGCGTAAGCATATCCTGTACGCGGTAATCATACTCTTCCCGGGAAGCGGCTCCGTGCAGATACTCAATTTCCTCTGCACTTGGTGTATACAGCTTTGTGCGGGAATCCGTGCCCAAGTACTTCTTCGCATCAAAACCCTGCTCTGGCATAAATGCCGGGGCAGAGGCCTTGCGGATAGCCGCAGCCACAATGCTGTTACCTACCCCAGCAGCAAAGCTATCCCCTGCTGACGTCGCGGGGGTCTTGGCTTGAGCCATTAAGGATGCGCGCTCTAGGGCAGATACACCTCCATCATCAGCGTCATTCCAATCTACGCTTGCAGGTGCAGGTTTAAGTGTTGCGCCCTTAGCAGAATCCTTTTCCTGCGGGTTCGGTTCTTGGTTCAGAAACTGAGCCATATTATCTCCTAAAAGAATTTTGATAAGGGGAGGCCCCGAAGGGCCTCTGTTAGTGCGTTACTTCAAATATCCAAGCCTGTAGATGTTGCTCGAGATACTGTTTACGCTTAGGTTGCGCTTCCTTATAGGCGGGCTGCTGTCTTAGAATAGTAAGAGCGGCAGCAGATGCCTGAGGGATGCTGTATAGCGCAGCCCCTGCGCTGTCTTTCGATTTGCGCACTGCGGCCATAGCCTCAGCCACCGGGCCGGAACTCCCGTTACCTCCGTGATAGTTCAGGTCCACCATAACCTTCATGGCGTCCGCAGAAGCACTCAAGCCCTGCCCGCGCAGCTGCTTGTTCACGTTCGGAATGTACTGCTGCTCCAGGGAGGATTTCAGAATGCTGATACCGTCGTCGATAGTAACCTTCTTCGGAACCGGCATACCGGAGTTGATGTGCAGGCCGAAGCCTACGCTTCCCTTACCTTTGCCTTCCCGGAATCCCTCGAACTGCATGGTGTTGGCGAGAATCTCACTGAATAGTGAAGGCTCTACACCGGCCCCATTACGCCCGTTGACCTGTACGCTCACAGCCCTGCCGTTGTCGTGGTCGTAGAACGTAGCTGGGCGGATACCGGCCTGCTCACTGCCAATCTTCATCTCACCAGACAGTGCCTTATCGTAAGCGTCCTGTGCAGCTACCTGGACATCACGGAGATTCACAGACATAGTCTGGAAGGTGCCCTTCTTGTCGAAGGTGGTGATGGTCATGTTCTGAGCGGAGTTACCTGCTGTAGCAGCCTGCACCACTACGCGCTCAAGGTTGCTTGGGTCGATTAAGGCGTTGACCTGGTTCTGAATCTGCTGCTGCAGGGATACCTTGAACTGCTCCTGGTCCCCTCGGTAATCCCCCATTAGGGATTGGATAGAAGTCCCAGCTGGCAGGTACACATGCCGAGGTGCTCCAGAGATATCCAGCTCCAGCTTACGGGCTTGGATGTTACCCTTGAGCATCGTGTTGATGTCGTCAGGGTCCTTACCAACCAACGACTCTGGGTTGTGGCTGTAGGTGTATCGGTACTCCTCTTCCATAGCAGCACGCGCTTCCTGACGCTGCGCATCCGCTGTACCAAAGAAGCTGAACCAGTTACTGGTGCCGCTAGGGTCCACCATCTTGTCCGTAGGGTTACTCTGGATGTTGCTGTAGCGACCACTGGCCTTGTTACGCGCCTGGCGGCGCAGGTCATCCAAGATAGTATTGCTGGCATTACTCGGGTTTTGTGCAATAGCTTTCTGCACCACCCCCTGCCACTCGGACGGGACCTCAGACAGCAGTGCCATCTTACCTAAGTCCGTACTGGTGCTATAAGCCTGTGCCCACAAGTTGATGCTGTTTACGTTCTCACGGGAAACCTCACCATCCTCGCCTAGCTGGTCCAATGTAGTAAGCGTACGAGCCATGTCCGAAGACATACGCTTGTGCGCCTCGTTGACGGCCCACGCATCCTTGCTGTTGCTTCCGTACGCCAGCAGCTGCAGGTTCCCTTCCGGAGTGTCTGGAAAGCTCTTGAGCAGCTGAGTACGTGCCTTATCTAAGTCGCCCTTGAACATCCCCGCCAGAGTAGAGCTTGGCATATTCCCAGTAATTGCTGTGCGCAATGCTTGGGCGTCTGCTGCCTTCTCTCGAATGGTCTGAGCCTTGTTCCAGAACTCCATGCTGGTCCCGGCGCTAAGTACATCAGATGCCGACAGCTCAATGACACGACTACGAATACGCGCCATTGTCTGTTCTTGCTGCTCAGGGGTCTGCCCCTCAAGAGACTGGATTGCATCAGAGATTTCGAAACGGGCCTGTGTCTCAATCTGAGCACCGGCGCGCTTGAACTCCTGATACAGTGCTGCGTTGACATCCACGGAGTTGACGCCGAGTTCCTTGGTGGCCATTTCCTGCAGCTGGTTAATTACCAGCGGGTCCTGCGTCTGCTGCGCTACACTAACCAGATACTGCTTAGCCCGGTCCAGCTTCTTGTTCTTGTCCAAGTGCTCCGCAGCCAGGATACTGTCTAAGCCCGTCTTAATGGACATCTGCGCGGCTGCACCCTGTCCTGCCTGCAGACGCTGATAGAACTCATCGCTGGACGCACTCAGTCCACGGTCAAGGGAACGGTCAGCCTGGGCCAGGGCGAACGCAGCACGTCCTTTCTGGAAGGCTGTATAGTTAGCCATACTGGTAGCGCGGAGCTGCTGCAGTATACTCGCAGCAGACTGCTTGGACATATCCGGGAGATACATCCCGAGCTTGTCTGACATTGACTGTACGTGCTCTTGCTCCTGCTGCTGGAATTCCTCGTCAGTCAGCCCTGCCTCGGCAGCTTTCTTAGCCCTGGCGATGCTGTCTGTGCGCCACTTGGCTAGAGTGTCGTACGCGGCGGCGGATACGTAGCCGTCCTGGTAGGCTTCGCGCACGAAGATGTTTTGCTTCTGTACAGCCTCGTCCTTGGAGGCCATTGCATCTACTGCGCCCTGAGCATCCATAGCGCCGCGCACGGTGGCGGCTGCGGCGTTTTCTTTTACTGCCTCGTCGAAACCTACGCCGAAGTCCTGCACGAATCCAGACAGGGCGGCTAGGCGTTTTGCTTTGGAGGTATCAACAGATACTTCACTTACCGTTGACGGTAAGCTAACATCGTTGGACTGCAGTTGCACTCCTCCGATATTTAACCCCTGTCTACCGGGTTGAATTACAGGCATTTAGTATTCCTCCTAATTTACCAGGTGTGAACTGGGCTATTGCCCTTACTCCCCCATAAGTCATAGGAGGATGCCATGCTCTGCGTAGCTGACGCTCCGCTCCCAGGCGAAGAGCTGCCAGAGTCTGAAGATGACGCAGCGTTACCGGCGTACTGCCCAACAGCGGATGCCCCGACACTCAACAGTGAGTTAAACATGTTATCGTACGGGTCCTCCATATCCATGTTAGCCAGGCCGCTATCCACGGCCTTATCTGTCATTAGACGGAAGCCCTCTTCCTGAGTTGCCTGCTGGTCACGCACGCTGGCCTCTTGCCTCCCGGCTACAGTGTTAACCGTGGCTACGGCGTCTTTAACAGAGGCTCCCATAGTGCCGGAAGCTGCTGCCTGCAGCCCTACTTGGCTCTGTGCCTGCAGCTTCTGCTGCTGAATGTTAAACAGAGACACCTCAGTCCGGTCCCTGGACTGGGCGCGCTGTAGCGCGATGTCGTTTAGCTGTTTGGCTGTCTGTTGAATCACAGCCTTGTTCCTGGCCTTGGACACTTCAATCTGAGCACCCTGCCCCAGAACGGTCTTAGCGGCCATGGCCGCAACCATCCACCACATATTAAATTCTCCGTCTGCGTTGGTTGTAGCGCAGGATGTACGAGATATCCAGCACGTTCAGTTCCATAGAACCGTCAGTAAATAGCGACACCTCGGTTGTGTCTGCGTTGGTACGACATGGCACGGTAATCGTAGCCAGGTCCATACGCAGGGCCTGCCCAAGCGTCAGCTCCTTTGAGTCCATCAGGATACCGGTTAGTTCTCCACCCCAATTAACGTCCCGCGGGGTGTCTAGTACCTGTACGTCGAAGTGCCCAGAGTTACGTACTGCCACGTCCAGACGCAGCAGGCGCACATGCCCACTTCCCACGAGCTTGTCATTCTGGTCCCGTAGAATAGGCGTAGTTAGCGTGAACGTACTACGGTAACGTCTCCCGATTACATAAGTGCCATCAGGTACGCCGCGCACAACCCGTAGGGTGTTCTCCCCGGCAATCTCCTTGATGCCAACCTCAGTAGGCCCCATAGGGTTGCTGGGTAAGTACGTTAGGATAAGCTCTTCCTTGTAGTTGTCCGCCCACCCAACCGGGCGCAATACCGCCGGAACAGTGAACACTCCGTCCTGCACTTGAACTTGCTTCTGCAAATCCGAGTAGGCTTCGCGGTATTCTGAGCCCAGCTGATAACCTTCACGCGGGTCCATAGACACAATCAAAAGCTTGTTGCTGGGACTGGGCCCTTGCATGTACAAGAACACCTCATCCTCCAGCGCCTGTACACTCAGGATTGGATACGGGAACGACCACTTATGCCACGCCGCCTGCATCTTCGCGCCGTCACTTCCGCCCCACATGAACTCGTAGACCAGCAGACTATTACGCTCTCCAGACATGCGCGAGAAGGCCATATTGGTGACACTGGAGTTTTGCATCTGCAATACCCTGCCTGGGATATACCGAGGTAGGTGCACCGTGGCATCCTGCATAGTGTACTGCGCCGCGGTGTAGGGCGATGGGATTAGCTCCAGAATACCAGCGTAGCTGTCGTTGCGCTTGTTCGGGTATATTACTGTCTGCCCAGCCATTACCGGGGTAACACGGCTGTCACAATCGTAGGTGCTGGTAATGCTAATGCTTGCGTTGGTAGGCGTAAGCACTGCAGAGCCCGGCACAACAGCCTGCATGCTGTTAGCGAATAGGACCAGGTCTCGGTTGAACTGCACAGCGGTGCGGTACACAGAATCCTGCGCAGACGCAGAGCTAATGCTGATACGGTCCGTATCCAGCAGAGATGTCACGGTAGAACGATAGAAGCGCTGATACAGGCCAGAGGCCGACATATCCACGGAGCTACCACTAAGCAGGACCAGGCGGCCCTGAAAAGCTGCGATACCAGTGATGTAGCCATTCTCTATGAAACCGGGATTGCTGTTATTATCGTCGTTACCTGCTAAGCGCCCCTCCCAATCCCGCGCAATAATGTTGTCGTCCGCAGCAAGCTCTCTGGGCATATTCGTAATCTTGGTGATACTGCCGTATGCCCCAACCTCATACCAGGTACGTTCGCTGTAATTGAACTGATACCATGCAGTCTCCGACGAGGCCGTACCTACTCGGCACATTGCCCCATCGGCTTCTGCGGGGAGCTGTGCAGGCAGGTCCTGTTCCTGGGGAACCCTGCTCTGCCCTGACGCCACTGCATACGTATCACCAGAAGACGTACTCACTACTAAATTAGGTAGCCCGGCTATGTACATGTACGCCCCAAAGCCGACTACTGTACCCCCAGCCGCTGTGATAGCCGCACCTATACCATACCCGTTAGGGTCTCCATTAATAAGTGCGTTTATCACGAATGACGCAGATGCCCACTCTGCTGACTCTGTGCCACTACTGGCGTCAGGTACGTTATAGTACCCTGTGACGGATCCCCCCGACCAAGTCACCGTAACCTCCCAACGCTTCTGGAAAGCCGCAGCCTTGACGTAGAAGAATCCAGTAGTGCTGGGGTCAATACGCCCAGTATTGTCCACGGCAGTGACCGGAGCCATCTCCGTGTTTAAAATATAAGTCAGCCCCGCAATGCTGGCGGTCTGCAAGGAGGTCTGCCCTGCTGTTGCAATAAAGTACGGGTCGTTGCCCGAGTTAACGACGGTCTTTCCATTCTTAGCCAGCAGCCACCAGTTACCGTTGCTGGTGTTAATCAGCAGGTGCCTACCGTCAGTGCCACGCTCGACGTATTCAGTGAACAGGGAGTCAAGCCCCGGATTATCAATCGTACTCTCCCAGACAATCTCACCTGGAGGTCTGCGGCGGATACCAGAAACCGGGTCGCTTAGCATGTTCAGCTGCGCCCCCAGCTGCCCGGGCTGGCGCTCTCTTGGAACCTGCTGGGAGACCCCCTGCAGCAAGCTCTGTATAGTACCTTCTAATGATTGCGCCATAACCTCTCCTTAAACCATAAAACGAGCGCGGCGGATTCTGCGTGCAAAACGGGTCTTGCTGGTGCTGAACTTCTGATTGCGCAGATGCTCGCGCAGCACCATGCTCTTGTAACGCTCAGCCTCCTGTGCGTAATTGGCGTAGTTGCTATCGCCGCCCAGGTCGTTGAGGTACACCTGTGCGGTGGTGTAATTAGCCACCCACATAGCGGCGTGCTCCGGCAGGTCCTCAAAGGCCAAATCCAGGACCACACGAATACGCACAGGTGCATCGAAGTATTGGTTCTGCTCTACCAGGTCGTATAGGTTCCCGTCACGTACCCCGTACTTGGATTCTGAGCAGGCGTCGTATACAGCCAGCTGGTTCCACGGTACCTTAATCAGGCCGTCGGTGGTGGGCGTAACTTCACGCTCGACCACGTTAAACCAGAATCCTGTGCTGAGTAACCCGCGACGGTTACGTGCGAGTGCAGAGCGAGCTAACCCAGCGCTAGGGTTACTAGTGTTGATGTCCATAACGCGAGATTCCCCCAAGGCTTCCAGCGTCAGGTTCACAGCATCTAATTCACGAATAAACCACCCCCGGCACGAAACCGTGCTCTTCAAGTTTGGCGCGAAGGTACGCTGCACGGGCATCTAGTGCAGTATCAAAGCTGCCAATTGTTCTATTCTTACCGTGACTGCATATCTGCGCCACGAATTTTCCTTGCTGCTTGGCAAAGTAGAATCCTCTGGCCTTGGTTAAATTGCACAGATTCTGTCGCACAGTGGCTGCGCGTAGGTTATCTACTCGGTTATCTTTGCGATTACCGTTTATGTGGTCCACAGTATCCGGCCACTCTCCATGCACTAGAAAGTACACCACTCTGTGACTTAAATACTTCTTACCGCGGATAACTATTTGATAGTATCCGGTGGCTCCTGAGTGAGTACACCCAGCGACATCACCGGCCTTGTACGAGTTATTATACCCATCAACCCTCCAGCGCAATCCGCTGGGGCTGGTGGGGTCATACATTAGTAATTCTCTCATATTTGTTCCTCTATTAAAGACCCCTTGGACCTTTAAGACAGGGACAAAAAAAAAAGCCCCTGGCACCCGAAGGCACCAGGGGCGCGTATTACTCTTCCGCAGTATCCGCGGCTACATCAGCCGCCTTGCGGGTTTTCTTGGTAGCCTTGCGGCCAGATTCAACCGAACCTACTTGAATGTGCTTCGCTACCTCGGAGGCGGCTTTAACCGCCTCACGTTGAGCAGCGTTGGCCAGGAGAGTCTCCAGACCGAACACGGCGATTACTGCCATTTAACCTCCAATTAGGACTTGGTGGTGAAGGTGAACTTAGTCACTGCCGCTGTATCCGGACGACGCAGGCCGATGTTGTACATCGCGTAGCAGTCCAGAACGTTGTTGAACTCGCGCTGGTCATCCCAGATACGAGAAGTGAACGGCTTAGCTTCAACAGTCACCAGAGTCTTGGACTTGCTGAATGTTACCATGCGACACTTCGCATCATCTTCAGTGACCGTGTAAGCGGTGCCCAGCGGATGCGTACCAACAGCAGTCGGGAACTCAGTACACTCTACTACCGGCACACCATTCATCTTCACAACTCGGCGGTTCTTGTAACCATCGTCGTTGGTTGCACCAAACTCAATATTCAACAGCTTCGGATGTTCCAGCAGGCGCGAGTAGGTATCAACGTCTACCAGGGTAATCATATCCATTAGCGGGGTCTTGCGCTTGATGAGTTCATCAATACCGGCCTTGTGCGCCAGGTTGATGTTCATTGCATTAGCTTCCATCTCCGCCTGGGTCAGCTGTTTATCCGACGCACTACCCGCTACCAGGATAGAGGCACCGACTTCGATACCGTCGTTGAAGGCAGGTTTCAGGTGCGCAGGTGCAACCCAGGAACGGCCCTTGATGAGCTGAATCAGGTGCGCCTGGTCGAAGACCTCTGCGAACTCAGAGCCGTTGTTCTGACCCATCTCAGAGAGGAAGTCCGGACCGGTCCAGTCGTCCTGATAGTCAATTGGGTTACGGATGTACAGCACCGTATCCACCACGATAATCATCTTATCGTTACGGACCGGGGTGCTATCCAGCGTCTCACCGGAACGACGACCCTTCACCGCAGAGGTATTCAGGCGATCAATACGGTAGGTGTTAGAGCCGCTGATAGAACGCTGGCTGGATAGGCCCAGGAACAGTGCCTGATACTGGAAGCGGGTATCCACCTCATTCTGGTACACTTCCAGGTGAATATCGACGTCAGACGCCGCGCCGCCCCAATGCGGACGAGTGTCACCAGCTTTGTAAATAGTATCTACCATATATTACTTTCCTTTTAAATAAGATTAAAGACCTACGCGTTTACCAGCTTCGCGGCGTGCGAGTAAATCATGATAACGTTGACTAAACTGCTTGGATTCAAGGCTTCGATTCCCAGCTTCCTGACGCAGCTTAGCATATTCTACTTTGAAGTCCGCAGCGGACAATGCGTTGTTACCAGGAACCCCACGTACCAATGGGTTTGTGGTCTTAATAAGACCCATATCACGGCAATAGCCTGCCACCAACTCTGCTGCCTGTTTAAGCTCACCAGAATCAGCCAGGACTCGTGCAGCCTTACGCAGAGGTTCAGGGGCCTTGGAATTAAACAGCTGCGCTGCTACCTCCCAGTTCTCCTTACCGCCCACGATATCGTAAGCTTCTTGTACTGCTTTGGTGGCTTGACCAACCTGGTCTTCCAGGTACGCTTTAGCCAGCAACTCTGCATAAGCAGCGTGCTCTCCGAAACGTTCCTTAATGAAGGCCGTATCGATTAGGTTAGGGTCCTGATACTCCAGGGCCTTACCAAGTGCCCGCACCATATCAGAGTCAGTTAACCCAGAGACTTTCTGCAACATAGCTACACCGGCATCAATCGTCGGGTTGCCTGTCTTAGCCAGCTCCTGGGGCTGCTCTTTAGCGCTATCGCCACCCTTATCCAGGGCCGCTTTTAGGGCTTCGATATCCAGAGGAATCTTAGCAGGGTCAGGGGAATCTTTGCCCTGTTGCTGCTGGGTAGGGGTCTGTGCATCCTGCACGCCTTGATTGTTCGGGGCGCTAAGGGGAGCACCTAGGCCCGGAATCTTAGGGCCGCCTTGGTTCTCTACCTGTGTAGGTTCTACGTTTTGACCGTTTTCTACGTTATCCATCTATGCCTCTGTTGTTAACTTGGTAATAAGCCCAGCTGCTTACCTGCTACTGTCGGGTCTGCTGCTGTCAAGCCCTGGAGTTGGTCCTGTGCTAGACCTGCGGACGTATCGGCAGACGCATCCTGAACCTGTTGCTTCTGCTGCAGCTGCTCTTCGGTGTACATGAACGGCTCGCTGACGATACCGTAGGCGTCGAAGTACCAATCTACGCACGCATCTTTGTTGAAGCGCGGAGTAATCTGCTCAAGCACTGGGATGGCCAGCTGCATGGATTGTGCCGCCTCTAACAGCTTGTCCGCTGCCGCGGCTTTAGCTAATGCAGAAGTACCCACAGTAACGTTGATGTTCACTACGCCTTCGCTGAGATAAAGCTTAAAGCGAGGATACACCAGTGCAGTATACAGGTACGCCAGCTTACGCAGCCAGGTGTCACTCAGGATACTGAACCCGCCACCCATAGCGGCTTCCGCCTCTTTGGCATTCTGGCGAATCTCGTAAGCCGTGACGCGCTCGCCCTGCCGGGAGTTACCGGTGTACATAAACGCACGCGACAGTTTCTGTTCGAGCATCTGAATGTTGCTGGCAATCCACTGAATCTTCTGGGCAGAACCACCCTCGTAAGCAGTGACGGGGGATTTGCTGTTCCCGTTGGAACCACCACCACCCACCTGCACAGCCTCACCTGTCTCCGACGTTGAGAACTCGTCCACATCTAACCCAGAGCTTGCGTCAATCAGCGGGATTAACCTCGCAGACTCAATCTCGTAATTAGTCAACGCTTCCGACAGTACCGATAATCGGGCGAAGTCCCCGGCGTAGTCCTCTACCAAGCCGCGCCCGTAGTGCTCACCGCTAACAAGGTTCCACACCAGCACGTTGTAAGGAAGCTCCAGCTCCGGGTAGGTGCTGCTCTCTCCGATGCGGTGTCCATCTGCTTCTTGGTACACCTCGTAGCTTACTACCTCTGCACCGTCCTCTGTCCGCTTAACTTTGCGACAAGCGGCAGTGTAGATATCAACGTCGCCGTATGGGTCTTTGTCACGGTAGAAGGTGTTCTGGAAACTCTCTGGCAGGTCCTGGACGCTTGCGCGCTCTCTGATAATGAGTCGCAGTACGTTCCCGCTGCCATCCCTTCGAACGGTAAAGTTACGGACTGAGTAGATGATGGATTTACCTGTCCGCTCATCAATATACTCCAACGCGTTACCTGTAACCAGCAGCAGCTTCACAGCTTGCAACTTCGCAGCATAACCGTCTTTCTCAAATACTTTCTGTGACGCCGTGTTCTCGACCTCGGCCAGCTTAGATTCTGCTGTAGCTGCACTGCCCAGCGAACTAATGAACTCATCCAGGTCCGAACTCTTGGAGAACCGGAAGAAGCTAGTGCCTTGAGGGAACAGCGCTCCTACAATCTTAGTGGCTGCAGTGTTGACCAGCTGCGCACCTGTGCTCTGGTAGTCACGCTCCAGCGGTCTGCGTCTACCATCAAGGGAATCGTCCCTGGTAAAGATAGTGCTGAGCGTCCACTGCGCGAACTTCTCAGAGGCATCCAAGACGCCCGCGTCCTGGTCCTTCTTAAAGAGTTCTGCTAATGTTGCTTTTTGTTCCAAGCTACCCCCTTACAGGCCCAGAGGATTGCTCTGCCCTGCTTGTCGCCGTTTCTTCTGCTCAGACGTAATTGCATCTGCAGATGCAGAGGCAGCCCCTGCGGGGTCAATCTCAGCAATATTA